TCCCGCAGGGCCGCTTGCGTTGTTTGGCGTTAGGGTTGCAGAGCCGACAAGGGTAACCCCAGAAGACATATCAGAGTAATCCTCAAGATTAGTCCTAGCTTCACTCTCATGGAGTACGCCTTCGTTTACCCAAGCATCACCATTGTAGATGTGGTGGCCTACTCTTGGTAGGTAAACAGCAGAACTTGTTGTTGGGACGTAGCTGTTGCCTGTTGCTGAGTTGTTTACCATCCCACCTAAGTCACTTCGGTAGTACCTACCATTTCTTAGATAGAACTGCCCAGCGGCTGTGGTTTCATCTGCTGACCCACCATAGATACGAGGGCTTCCTTCGTTGTCTACGGATGTATCAATCTCAATTTCGCAGAGATACCAGCCATCACCTAAATCCGTTATAGTTTGTGGATACGTTCCACCTGCGCCAACCGCACCGTTAGTTAGATCAAACCAGTGGTAGTCGTCTGATGCAAAGTTCAGTGATCGAATAGCAACCCAATCTAATGTGCCAGCCTTTGCCTCTATTCCTACTGTGTGACTGTTTCCAACAGAAGTTGTGGCTGTAAAGTTTATGGTACGGGAGGCGGCGTTACTTGTGAATGACCAGTTTCCATCTACGTCTTGCGATTTAACCCAGAATACTGTTGACCAAGCGCCATTACTAAAATCATTAGAGTACGTTTGCAAATTATGCGGACGCCACTTAATGTTACCATCACTGCCTGTCATGGTTGCATTGCTAGTAGCTGCATGAGTTATACTGTTAGACAGAGTGCTATCTGTACCGCCTGTCCTGTAGTAGCTCTGCTCGAAGTCAAACACTAGGGATGGGTCGAAGTCGTTTACTGCGTATGATGATAGAGACGACCCAAAACGTAGTTGAGCCGTAATCGATAAACCTAGACCAATCTGCATAGTGACCTCTTAATATAAAGCAACAATGTTTGTTGCTGTTGTCCCGGTAGCATAAATTCTTTTTACCGATATGGGCAAGATAGAACCCGCCGCAGTTGAGCTTAGTGTTATTGTTGTACCACCCGCAGTATCCACTTTCAAATCACCAGCGCCGCCAATATAAACTCCGCGAGTTGGGTCTATATCAGCAGTATCACTCGCAGTTACAGCAGCCATATCGTATGCTGGTTCTGTTTTTCCAATATTTGCCATTTAATTATCCTTTTGTATAAAATATTAGTAACTTCTTATTTTCATGCGAAGGCCAGAACCACTAAATTTAGCTTTTTCACTTTCTTGATTTATAGCATCAATTGCGCTTTGGTACAATGCTGCCCACACTTGTATTCGCTCGTCTTCCTTTAGGTAAACGCTGGAATGTATCAAAGATCCATATAAGTAAGCGTCTGGATGATGCTCTAATATCCAGTTGGATGTATTACTATCACTTAGAGCTGGGGTTTTACCATAATAATATAGCTCTGATGTGTACGTGCCATCTGGCACTGGGTAAACTTCAATTTCGCCAGCAGTAATCGCGTAGTATCTCGGATTTCCGCTTGTGTTAAGGTTTTTAAATTTGCGGTCTAACAGTTGGCCTTGCGATATTAGCTCAAGCGGGTTTGTGTCGCCGCCAGTAATGTAAAACCTGATTGTTTCAAGGTAATCTGTGGGTAATGTGGAGTATTGCCCAGTAATGCTTACTGTGCTGCGCTTCTCTTGCCTAAAATGGCGCAGTTGGCGGTTCATATCAGCTTCAGCTTTTGATATAAACGTAGACGAAATTGATGCTAGATCATCTCGGTTAAGAAACTCTGCAATATTTGTCTTTAATTCTGCATATGTTGTAATCGGCATTAGTCAGCTCTCAGTTTATTTCTGTATAACATATTTATTAATAAGATAGTAGCCCACGTTCTAACTCTTGTTGTTTTTTATATTCTTGCATAGCGGTCAATACACCCGGTGCTAATAATCCAGCAGCAGTTAAATTTTTTAAATGTTTAAATTCTGGATCAAACCTTGCAAATTGAGAACGCACTAAATTAGGGGATAATCTAACATCTACATTTGAAGGATTTGATAAATCTTTCATATACTGCCTTTGTAAATCTCGCTCTTGCTCCTTTGTGTAACCTATGTTCTTAAATTGACTAGAGTTGATTCCCGGGCCTGTGTCTTTTATGTTTTTAAACTGAACACCACTTCGCCCTTCTTTTCTAGCAGCATTTTCAATTTCTCTTGTTGAAATTTTTTGGCCTTCCGCCCAATCAAGCCAACTTTGAACTGAAGGGTCTTTTATGTCATTTATATTCATCTTGTGCCAATCTGCACCAGCACCTTCAACAATTGTGTCGCCAAATTTACTTCCAAGGCGCAAGGGATAAATCTGACCATCACTAATACCTCTTGCATAAGTGCTGGCTAAAGTTGGGTTATCTGTTGAAAAAACATTTCCTTCAAATCCTTGTATATCCGCGTTTGTTCCATGAAACCCTTTTCTTGGGTTCATTTCATCTGCACGCGCCATCCTTGATGATACATCCATTGGTATTGGCGTGTTCTTAAACATATACTGATCGTCAGCCGCATTCATCATTTTTTCAGTTACATCGCGAGCGTTACCTGATGCACGCATTTCTAAAACCTTTTTAGCCATTGCTTCAGCTTCATTTCGGGGGTTTGGTAATGATGAATTAACAGTATTCCCCTTGTCAGGAAAATAACCAAACTCATTTACATCATCGCCAGCAAAATAAAGGTCTTTTACTTTTACTTTTTGAGATATTACTTTGCCCACATCATCACCTCTTGGCCCATAACCTTCAGCGCCATGTAATTTTGCATATGTAGGACTTAAAGTTACAAAATCACCTTCATTTATAGAAGTTATATTATCTTCATTTGGAACTGCTCTATACATTGTAACTTCTGCATCAGGGTTTCCTTTTGCTTTAATAATTGCGGCATAACTTTCTTTGTTAGACATTCCATATTCATCACCAATAAACCTTGGCCCGGCTGCGTAATACTTTGACCCATTAGGGCTATAAAAATCACTTGGATACCCAGCGCTTTCTCCAGTAATAGATTTAGTTATATCATCAAGGCGTACTGGATTTTCGCTCTCAGGCCCGCTTGGCTGATGGCTGCCTCTATAAGAAGTATCAACAGTTTGAGATATCTCGTTTGGATCATACCCAAATTTTTGTATATTTGCTTCGCGTCGTAATTCTGCGGCTGTTGGTTTTACATAGCCTTCAGGGTTTGCATTTTGCTTTAATCTAATATTACCACCAGACATACCCAGCGCGTTTGGATCAACTTCAATCTGTTTAGCTGTATCAAGTAATCCCCTTGCGCCCTTCTTAATGCCAGCAGCCATAGCGTCGCCAAGGCCGGGAACTAATCCAACGAGAGCTGCGCCGCCTAGAGCTGCCACCATTGCATAATTAGGGTCTGGCTTTTGCAGTTCGTCGTAAACTTCTTTAGCTGCCATAGCGTCGCCAATGATAGGCGTGGCTTCAGCTACAAATCTTGCGGCGTCCATTGGGGTAAAGCTCATTGGTGTTACCTTTAAGCTGTCTACATAGTCAGCCCATTCAGCGTTTGTCCCACCTTGGTATGTATTCTGATCTAATAAGCCCATTAGCCAAGAAATCCTTCAGCCATACTTATTGTATTAAAAGCTCTAGCCAATGAAGCTAATCCGTCAGGCTGTGACATGTTATAAGAATAATTTTGTGGGTCTCTATTATACATATCTGTCAGGTATTTAACAAATCCTTGCTTGTTTGGCATTGCCATATCTTGCAATTGAAGCATGTCTTCATATGAAAGCAGATTGGTAAAAGGAGAAATATCTGAGCTAGGCGCTGGGCTTGGCCTTAGTGGCGGTGGGCTAGTCTCTAGCAATCCAAACTTACGCGCTGCTTTATCGGGTGCTTCAGTCATCTTTGATAGCAAACCCTGCTTAACTGGGTCATTGCCCGCAAAGTTAGCTTGGCCTAGCGTGCCGTAATACGTTTTATCGCCAATATTCTCTACAGGTTTGCCGCCAGTAGTCATAAGTTGACCGTTAACGTATTCCATCTCGTCACCGGGCGTCAAAACATTAGCCAAAAACTCGGTAATGCTATTCCTGTCACTTGCGCCTTTGTCTAGCGAGTTTAAAAAGCTCATAAATTGATTTTGTGGCATACCTACCGCCTATGTGTTATATTTTTTACAAGCTATCACAATTTTTCCATATTAGCTAGTACAACACGCATTCTATCTGATAGCTTCCACGTTCCTGCACGCCAACGAGCGGCAAATTGTGCATCTTCCAACGTTAAACCACGGCTCATGTAGCTTTTTATCCACCTATTCATCATTAAATTTTTCATCTTGGGTGATAAATTGTCGAATTTTTTTTTATTCATGCAATTCCCTTTAAATTGCGTTTAATTGACCTCTTCCAGCTTATATTTGCGCCAGATAGTGCTGTAGCTGCGTCGGAAGCCATAGTTAGGCATAATGCGTCGGCTAAATCGGGCGATTTTAGGCCACGCCTTCGCATTTCGTCCTTACTCTCGGCTTTCATCTTGCCTGCGCTGGTAAATGAGTACCTAATGCCAGTTAGCTCGGCTAAGAGCTGGTCATTCTTTGGCAACTTGCAGGATCTATCTTCAAGCCATCCCTTGGTCTTAAACCACAATTCGCTGCGTAAGTTTGTGTAAGTCTTGCCCATCGCGGGCGCTTCGCCAACGTTAATACCGCGCACTGGAGCGCCTAACTCACGCAGCCTATCAACTACACCGCCGCCAACGCCAATGCTATCCACAAGGATTTCGTTTGGGCGCAGGCTGGGCGATAGGCTTTCATATTCAGCCATTACTCTGCCCACAGTCTGCATTAAGTCTAATCCCTGCCACGCGGTAATATCTGTCACGACATTGCCATACCTTTTGCATAATGCAGTCTTATCCGTGCCAAACCTTGCAACATCCAAGCCCCATATTGGCCTAATATCGGGCGTAACCTCAATATCTCGATGTATGGCACTCTCGGCGACGTGAAACGGTATAATCGTATCATCGTCAGCCATAGGGAACTCGCCAAGCACACGTATGCGGAACGCATTGCTATCCTCGCCGTAGCGCTCACGCATTTCATCGACAAACTCTGATGATACGAGTGGGCTATCAACGCACGACCATCTGCGCGTCCACCAGCTCTTAGACATACGTGTCTGGCTCTCAAAGAATGTGCCAGAAGATCGTGTGGGGTTAGATAGAAGTAACGTGGTTGCGCTGTGGCCTGACATTGACCCAGCCGCAGCTTCAAAGACTTTCTCAGGCACACCAGATGCCTCATCTACCACCAATAAAACATTCTCAGAGTGAACACCTGCTAACGCTTCTGGCGTTTCTGCGCGTGACGTTCTAGCCGATATGAAAGCCTCTGACGCTGCCGACGTTAGCTCGACGCGGTCTGATTTGGTGGTTAGCAATTGCTGTAGATGGGGTGGCAACTCGTTAATCCACCGTTTTAGCTCGGCAAACAATGCGTCAAACAATTGGCTCGACGTGGGGGCTGTTACGACAACCTTGTTAGGGAAGCGTAAAAGCAAAAACCAGAGCATAGCCCAAGAAGCTGACGTTGACTTACCCGTACCATGCCCAGACCTCACGGACATTTTACGCTCGCCAGATGCAATGGCGTTGAGGAACTCTTCCTGATAATCGTATGGTGTAGCGCCTAGCACCTCTTTAACGAATAACACTGGCTCATCCCGGTAGCGCATAACAAACTCTGTTAACGGGTTGTCACTCATCGGATACATCCTCGTAATCTGCGTCAATCGTCTTGGCTTCACGCTCTTGGTCTTCTTTATGGATAGCTGCCAAATCGGAATTGACTTTGCGTAATGCGTCTAAATGCATGTCGCCCACGGAGATTGTCACGTTTGTCTGGGGTCTGTTGCCGTATCGCTCTTGATTGTACGAGCCTGCCATGAATTTGCGCCACTGCACCTTTTCACGGGTGGCGGCTATTTCGCTTGATGTGCTGCCGCCATCCAGATCATCTACCATTGTTAAACCTTGCTCTACGAGTGCATCTGCTGCCTCTTGCCGGGCTTTGGCTAAAGCGTTGGCATATTCTGGGATGGTCTTGAGGGATGTGCTGAGATACTGCCTCGAGCAATCATATTCTTTTGCAAGGGCTGTGAGTGTCGTTCCAGAGGCAATTTGCTCAAACAAGTATTCAGCACCGCCTTTGCTTAGTACATCGGCAAGTATTCTCCTGCGTAACGCTTTGCCTGCCATTGTTGTTCTCCTATCTACCGTGGTTATACTTTAAATTATTTTTTTTTGAGACGCAATATATGGGCGTTCGTGTGCGTGAGATTATACACAAACGCTACCCCCGTAGAATCCGTTGACGGGGGGGCTTCCTCGCTGCGCCAGATGTGCTAGTTTCGCCTAAATGGAACAACGCATAGCTCATATTGGCTGTATATTGGCCTATATTCGGCTAACCTATTGTAATCATTAGATATACTGTAGATTTACCTGTATATATCCGATAATGTATATTATGTTAACTTTCAGTTTATCCGAAACTATTGACTACAGTTTTGCTTTGCATTACGCGAGTGCGCCCGTGTGACAGTGCGCCAATGTGCTTTATCGCACGTTCTTGCGCCACGTTATGCCGCCAATAAGTCAATGCACTGTCTGCCCAGCTTCCTCAACGACTTGCTCATGCAGCTCTATGAGAGCCTCTGCGAGCGACTGTAGCACAGTCTGAGCTGGCACAGCAGTAAGCCTATCAGTCAAGTAATCGCACAGCTCGTTTAACTCCCGGTCATTCTCATCACTGTCAGAGCAATGTAAGTCTAATGTTAAGTTAATGATAAACTCTGACATATCCTTGCCTTGTAATGTGACCGCGTAGCTCGGAGGAGGAAATGTAAGCTACGCGGCCTAGTTCAGTGGGAAACATGTTGTAAATGCAAAAACAACACGCTTAGAGGGAGGAGAACCCACTGATCATACTATGCCTTATGAGAAGCCTTGTTTCAAGTCTATGTGACCTCATTTGACAACTCGTAAGCCAGCGCCAGATAACCGCAGCCATCGACCGAGCTATCCTGATGCACGCCGTTACGCATCCTCGCAATCTTCAGTAGCGCCATCATGTTAGCCACATCATACGCCGACACATGCCTACCGAGATACGCCGTCCACATAGTCGCAATGCAATTGAAGTTCTCGCCTGCACTTCCGTACTGCTTTGCCCTGTCTCCCGTTATGAGAATGTTTGCCTTCGCCAATATGTCCGACCTCACCATACTCTGTTGATCCAATGCCTGATCCCCATCGCCCTCGCTCGTCCCTCGCTTGCCACCAGTTGTTCCAATGCTTATCTCTTTCTTCATCTTTTGCTCCATAATTCCTAACCCCGAAAAACACCTACTATTATTTACCTACTATTATATTATACCTATAGGTATAATAATATAATAATAGGTTTGGTACGGTATATTATTTACGATTAATAGGTTGTCCTCTAAGTTATTGATATTGTTATTATTAATGCTAATTAATAGGTAATTAATAGGTTTAATATTACTTCATTTTACCAAAATCATCAGTGAACCAAATATTGCCCTCATTTTGCACAATATGACCCCCAGAGATTAACCCATTTATCGCCTGTTTGTAAGTGCTGGATGGATTAGATACGCCAGCAACTTTGCCTAAGAAATGTTTCTTCACAGCTTCCTCATCTATCATCCAGAACGTGCTTGGCTCTGGATATCCTAATCCTGCTGGATTAGCTCTGCCCACGCCTTCACCTCTTAATTGTTGGAAGCACGTCTTAAATAAGATCTGCTGTTTACCCTTGATGGCTTTCTTATTAGCCTTCTCAACGTCGTCACTGCTTGCCGGCACGATCACACATGTTGTAACAGCATCGCCGTCCATATCATGCCCTAGCTCAATTACATTCAGCTTAAAGTGAAACTTACGCCCACCCTCCAAGTCTCTCTGCTTGGTGGCTAATGCAGTACGCAAGCCCGTCGCCTCGTCGTATGATAGCTCTATCTCAGTTTCCACAGCCGCACGTAATGAGCTGTGACCACGCGCCTTTGCGTCTAAGTTCTTGCCAGAATGATGCACAAGCAATAGGTGGGCATCAGTTTCACCGCGTATCTTATCACATGCTGATATTACAGCCGTTGATGATGCAGGCGAGTTTTCATCGCCACCGGGCATTGATCTCGAAAGCGTATCAACGATAATCATAGCAATATCGCCATGCGCTCGTTTAACCTCATCACACAAATCAATGATAAGCTGCACGTCAGCATTTTCCTCAAGCAAATTCACTGGCAATGCACGCATGGCTAATTTAGCCTCATGCTCTGGATATTGCTGACGCAAGGCCACAATCCTATTATGCGTCGTCATACCGCCCTCGAGAGCTAGAAACAGCACCACGCCGCCCTTAACCTTATTCCCATGCCAATCTTGCCCGGAAGATACATGCCAAGCCACATCCTGCACAAAGAATGACTTACCAACATTGCTTGGCCCATACACCATTGAGAGCTGCCCAGCGCCAAACCATCCTTTGACAAGATAACTCCTGTCTAATTGTGGCATTGCATCGCCCGGAAAGAACACCTGATCAAGTAAGCTCTTCACTTCCAATGCCTTTGCAGTCGCTTCTTTACCTCGGTTAACCCACATATCACTGAAGTCCCATCCGCCAACATCAGGCACAATAGACTTCACACCATGATCAGCCTCGCATTTTTCAATGGCTTTCATGCCTGCCTCGTCGTTATCACCAGCCACCACTATGCGTAAATTAGGTCTAGCCTCAAGCAGCTCACCTATCACGGCAGTCATATTACCCGCAGACAATGCGAATACTGCTGGCCTACCTGTAGCTAGATGCACTGACATTGCGGTTGCCCAACCTTCGCAAACGTAAATCAAATCGTTTAATTTACCACCAATCACGCTAAAATTACCAACAACTGGCATTCCCGCAGAAAATTTCTTTGATCCTGCTGGATCAATATTCTGGACGCCCACACGTTTGCCCTGAGAGTTTATTACAGGAATAACTAATGTGTCACCCTTTATAGACGCATTGCCTAGCCCAATCTTTTTCTTAATCAGGTATGGGTGCGTCGCCTCTGGCTCTGGCTCAGGCCAACTTATTGTATACTCTCTCGTCATTGGCTTCTCATTCTCATCAGGCCATAGGCTCTGCCTTCGCAGCGCATCCTTTATGCCGGCAAAGTCTGAGCATTTTCTACAGCTAACCATCACTTCATTATCAGACGTTTCCTTGATCCAGAACCGATCTTCACCCTGACATACCGGGCAAGCACCATGATATTCGCCTATGGCAGTCTTTTTCAATGATAATGCACTAATAATTTTACTAGAATATTGATCCCAGTTTGCATTTGGAAATTTCGTGTTTTGCATTTTATCCCTTCCTCAATTTTTGTTTTGGTGGGTTATTCACCCAATGTATTGTGTTAGCTGGCATGAATCCCCACATGAACCAAGCGTTACCAAAGTGCGGCTGCCCTTTGCCTGTAAAATCAACTCTATTATTATATACCAGAGCTGACATGCCATACTTCATAAATAAATTACCCCTTCTTTTACCTTGAAAGGCTGCAACAGGTAAAAATAAAGCAAAAGGTTTACCAAGTTTATAACAATGCTCAATAAATTCATCTTTTTTGCTGTAAGGTGGATTTGTAATTATTCCATCGTAAACATGATCTGATGTTGTATTAAAAAAATCAACGCCATTGCTTCCAATAATATTATAATCGCTGGCATTAAATGCATCTAATATTAAACCAGACTTGCCGCTCGTTGCTTCATAATAAGTTTTTGTTTTATCTAAATAATTAAATAATGGCTCAATTTGGTTTGTAGGCGTGTAACATTCGTCACTTTCTTCATTTGTACCTAAACGCCTAACTAAATTTAATGATGACATATTTCCTTCCTCAATTTCTCGGACACGTTGGACATGTCCCGCTTTTGTCTTGTCCTGTCTCGGACACGTTGGACATGTCTCGCTTTTGTCTTGTCCTGTCTCGGACATAGTGGACATGTCCCGCTTTTGTCTTGTCCTGTCTCGGACATGTTGGACATGTCTCGCAAATGTCCTGTCGTGTCCGTTAGACAAAACCTCGATCAGTTCTGTCTAACGCTGTGATTAATTTAAAATGGTATTTCGTCTTCCAGATCATTTGACTGAGCTGGTTGTGCCGGTGGCAGACCGAATGGGTCATGCTCCACACCATTAATAGGTGAAGCGCCGCTAGAATAACCGCCTGCAACTTCAGTGAATGGGTCTTCACTCTCTTGCTTCTCAGCTAATTCCAACACCTGCACTGCACGTAATCTCAATGAAACTCCATTCAATGTGCCAGTGTTGTAAGCCACAACAGTAACCGCAACATTCACTGTTGAACCAGATGTAAGCTCGAATCCATCAGGCAGTTTCTTGCGTGACGCATCTACTTGGCGCGGTGGGTTTGTAACCTCACCTGAATATGCACCTTTGAGCTTGGCCTTGCCTATCCAATCGCCTTGCTTATCATCATCACGCTTGTATGGCAGATTTAACGGCTGCTCAGGCCACTTACGCTTGCTGTTGGCATCCATAGCCGCAGCGTTCTTGTAAGCCTGCATACAAACAGCGTTCAGCTCTTTGCATTGCTCACCTGTCAAATTAAATGACATCTCGTAAGCAGCGCCCTCCGCATCAGGCGCACATTTCTGGCTCTTGTATTCTTCCTGATCAAATCGGTAGGTAGCATTTAGCCGTGGGTATAGCGCCTTAACGCCAGATATTATGTGTTGCATTTTACAACTCCTTTTTAAATTTGTGCAGCACCCCTGCACTGGGATTCTTATAAACCGTGATCTTCATCGAGATATACTGGAAGACTAATCGTATCCAGCTCAGGCCATCCAGTGTCATAAGTGTTTGTATCTTGTGCCACTTTAATTTTACGCAATGTCTTAAACATCTCAGCCTCGGCATATTTGTTATACTTATCGGACAACTCGTAACAAGCTGTAGCGTAACTGTTTTTCTCAGTTGCAATAAATATAAAATTTGTAGTTTCAATTCCGCATAGCTTTAATACGTACCTGTAAAAGCAATTCTGTACGTCATAACGGAAATTTCTCACAGCCTTATCAAAGCCACGATAGGATGCATCCAAGCAAGACTTTAAGTCTATTACTATGCCTGCCTCTTTAAGCAATCCATCCGGGCGGCATTTCAGCTCAAGCCCTGTTTTTGGGCATTCAGCTATAAAGCTGTATTCAGCAAGCATGTCCTTGTTAGTCAGTAAGTTCCGTGCCATTTTATTTTGCAGGCAACCGTCAACCATTCTCTGACATTGTTCATACTCGCCTTCTGGTAGCAATATCTCATCATCGCCAAGAAATGTTTCCTGATCTTTCCAAGCCTTGCTGCCACGACGCGGCAATCCAGAATTTGTTACCAAGTTTTTCTCTGGCTCTAACACCATAGCATGGAATGCAGAGCCTAATATCATAGCTGGAGTGGAGCTAAACTTAGCATTCTTCCAGTGATATAACGATGACGTTGCGACTGTCTTTACAGCGCTTGATGATATTGCAGGCAGTTCATGGTATGCTTTGTTTGACAGCTCTTCGCTGGGTATTATTTCCTTAAATAATAAGTGTTTACCTTTTTTATTCAGGTGTGTTTGTGATTTGTTTTGCATTTTATTCTCCTAATATAATTATTTATTTAAAACTTCCGCACCGTAAAGTGCAATTAAACTAGCCTCCGCCCGCCCATCATCTTTTTTACGTGCAAACCTCTCATAATGATTTGGAAAGCGCTGAATGGCAAGCTGGCGGCTCGTATCTTTATCTGATGATAAATTAAAGTGTTTCTTCCACTTGTTAGGCGTAACAAGATGCATAGGCGTCTTATTAGCTGCCACACACGCAATTAACGCGCCGTATCCCATACCAAACCTAAATGTAGCAACTGATGATTGGCCGGGACGCGATGCGACTTGCTCAATCACAGCCATTCTATCTTTTGCTTCTGGTTCTAACAAATGTAACAACGAATGAATATCAATCTCAATTTTTCCACGATTGTTTAATATGGTAGGCATGTCCACCACATCTAAATCTTTAGTGCGCGTGCAGTAATGTGCAATTGCACCTGAAAAACCGGGGTCAACACCAACGATAATCATTCGTCGCTATCCATTGCAATTAATTCAGCTTCAATTTCCGCATCTGGCTTTGCAACTTCCACGCCTAGCTTTGTTGCTTCCATATATGAAGCCCTACGAACAAAAGAACTGAATGGCAGCGCTGATTTATGTGCTGCCTCTGCTACAGCATCATACTGCTGCTCACTAAAATTTATTAATACTCTCTTATCAACCATTTTAAGTCTCCTTGGGTCTGATAAATCTAGCAATAGAGCAATACAAACAGATGCACAAGTACATTGTGATATATAAATGATATATAAAGTGTTTGACCGCTACACAAAAATGCTTATAATGGCTGTATAAATGCAAAATATGAGGAAATATAAAATGACAAAATATGTAGTAATAGCAAATTTAACCATTGCTGATCAAACAAAATTGGGCTTTGAGTTTAAGACTAAGGTTGTGTCTAATTATTGGAATCCATCAACTAAAGATAATCCTAATAAACCTTTAATTGCTCTTTATGGTTATAGTAATGAGCCAAAATTGTTTAACGACATTACTTCAGCGGATGTATTTGCAAAAAGGTTACGTAGATACAGATATGATGGTCAACAAATTACAGTGGCTTCTTTTGAAGCTGTTGAGTATTCTGAGGTGGCGGCATGAGCTGGCACGAAAACGATTATCACGATAAATGGGATAACCCAAGATATGTAGCCGCAGTTGAGGCAAGCATAAAAGCCAATGCTAGAAAAAGCAGGGCTAAAAAGTTTTACGCTAATGATAAACGCGCGCAGGAAATTACAGAATTTCTAGCTGGGTCTAGCTATGATAATGCTGATAGTTTTCTTGGTAAAATGGAAAAAGCATTAGATGAATATGGGTCTTTAACTGAAGGCCAGCGTAATGCGGTTGTAAAAATTATCGACAAACGTGCGGCACTGATCGCCGAGCGCCAAGCGGCTGACGCTGACTGCAAGTGGGTGGGCGTTGTTGGTGAGCGACAGGCGTTCAGCCTAACAGTACAGCACGTTGTGGCTCTGGAAGGATATTACGGCACAACATACATTAATATATGCCGCGATGAGAATAATGACATCGTTGTCTATAAAGGATCTAATGGCTGGTCAAAAAAAGGCACTGCTGTAACTTGCATGGCAAAAATTAAAGAGCATGAAGAGCGCGATGGTATTAAGCAAACTATCATTCAGCGCCCAACAAAAATAAAAATAAGTGGAGAGCATTAATTATGAACACTACAATGATAATCGACGGATTGGCTATGGCTTTATTTGCTGTAGCCGCCGTACATCTGCCAGAGATTATAGTTTTTCTGGATCAATATATTAATGTTTGGGGAAGATAATGGCTACACTAAAAAAATTAAAAAAAGATTATGAGTTTTGGAGCGGCGCTTATGCTAGTGTTGCTTGTAATGCTGAATCAAAAGACAACGAGAGGCTCAGAGAACAAGCTGAATTTTCACGCGCGCTTGCTGTAGATGCATTTAATGCTTACTTGGATGAACTTAAAGAACAAGAAAAAAACAGAAAAACTAGAGAAGCACTAGATCAAGTTATGGAAACAATTGCTCCAACAGAAACACCCTTTTTTGCAAAACCAAAACCAATGATAAGTAATGACCAAAAAATGACAATATCTTTAATTGAAAATATGGATGAATTGAAGTTAAAGATATTCTTATTTCATAATCTTGAAAGTGTTGACCCACATTTATATAAATTATTGTTTACAGAAGTAGATAAAAATAAATTTCCAGTTAGAGTTAAAAATTGTTTTTATCATACATTTAAATACGAAGTCTTCCATTATGATTTAATATTAAGAAACGATAAGTTTTTTAAATACATACCAAATTTTGGCAAAAAATCATTAAAACTTGTGAAAGAATATTTAGATGAATACGGCTTGAAATTAAATACAGATTTAAAAGATATTAAATATGAAGCATTAAAATCTTTAAACCTTATTAATTTAAAGCATGATTATTTGTTTGTTGAAAGAAGAGGTTTAGTTCAATGACATTTTACACAACACTCATTCTAACCTACGTCATTGGCGGCGTAGAGTTAAGCAATGACACAATGTATCGCAGCGCAATGGAGTGCGGCGATGCATTGCCGGCAGCGTATCAGCCATACGCGCATTTAGATAGCATGGCGCAGTGCATCGAGACAAACTATGTCAGCTCTGCAAAAATCACAACAAAGCCAGTGCTTAGGCCAAAAGGATTATCGTTATGAAAGCATTAACTAAAGAAAAATTGGAATCCATCATGGACGATGTTTTCGCTAGGCATGTTAAATCAATACAAAAGCCAAAGCGCACAGTAATGCCACGTCTCGATAATAATGGTAAATTTATATATAATGAGGAACAAAATGATTGAGGAGAATGCAAATGACACCAGTACAATGTCACAAAGCAATAATGCGATTAATAAAATTAAATCTGATGGTTCAAGAAGATCTGATGGGCAAGGAAAAGCGAAACAAGGGCTTTTACCTGTTTATGATGAAAGAGCAACAAGCCCTGTTAGAGAATGTAGAACACCAGCTTTCGCTTATGCGACGAAAGAACAAGTCGCCCAAGCAATGAGGGATGAGCCTACACATAAATACGAAATAATGTATGCTCATTTACTTTACACGTTTGAGAAAGAGCAAATCAGGCGTGGCTTGAGAAATAAAATTAATAAAACTTTCGAGAGGCCACGACAGATCACAGTTAATAAAGCATCACATAAGAACTTTGTGACTGACAACGATCTGAGAAAGATTAAGCCCATACCTCAAAAGAAGTACGATGCTATACTAAAGCATATGAAAAGCAGCAAACGCTACACAACCACTATGATAGCTCTCAGCAGTGGCATTGCCGTATCTGATATAGCGTGGACGCTTAACGTCATGTATCGTCAAAAATTAGTTGATCGTGTTTACGAGAAAACTACACCCATCATAGGTAATGCCGGGGCAAAGTCTCTGCGTTACGTTTACTTCAAGTAAAGATAAATATATCGTGTGGGTAGCTTCATGCCCGTCGCCACCCACACGTCTAAATATGTTTTACACATAATTTATTCAAGCAGTTTATTTAATCTATAAAGCTATTTATAACTTGATTTAATAATTTCTCTTCATCTACAAATGCTTCTGGATATAAACGAGTTGATGTTTTTTTAATTACTGGATCATCGCCCCTAGCCCAGTAAATTTTCTTTATATCATACGCCACCAAAGCATACACATCAGACTTCTTATCCCTGACAGGCTGCGTGTTCCATCTATATTGTGTGAGATTGCCTGATTTTCTGCTGGCTGTTTTAACTTGTAGGGTCAGCAATTTACCGCTTGGCGTTTTCAAGTATGCATCATCAATTTCGTGTTGAACCAAGATGCATGAAATGCCAGCAAAAGATAATCTTGATAGAGCTAGAAATTCACCAGCTCTACCAACATTATTATTATGCGTTGAGCCATTCATAAATCTTGTTTGTCTCGCCTGTCCGGTCAACAATTCCATGTGTTCCACCGTTGACTCGGCGTGTAATTTTTAAGATTGTCTCGTCATTCACACCATCGTCTGCAATGTTAAACAACTTGTTTTTCTCAAAGAACCACAATGCTGTATCAAATGCATAATCTGTGGATACCAAATCAGGGTCTGTCATTATCTCAGGTAATCCCATGTCAGAGCTGAATAACCTGTAATTATTCTTCCCGGTCAACTGCAAGAATCCGCGCCCAATATAAGTTGAGCCATCAGTTTCAGTGTTGTTCCCCATGCGCCCGCCGTAAACCTTGTTAGCTAGAGCTGATGGATTGCGCGAGTAACCTTCGCAAGACGCTAAGTCAGGGAAGCGGCTAGGCCACACACGCATCATACTGTCTGCGCTATAGTTTAAATTTTCCCTTGTATGACGCCAGTGACCGCTTTCGTGGCTTGCCTGACCCATCAAATGCGCAGCTCTTTCATTAGATAATTCGTAATGCTCTGCGATGGCTTTTGCAGTGTTCTTACCAAAATGCCCATCAGCGCCTACTCCAATTTTTTCTTGGAGCTTTTTCATTGCTTCACTCATGTTATTTCTTCTTTTTCTTTGCAGTCTTAGCTGCTTGTTTAAATGCACCAGCAGTTGGTGCGCCTTTTGTACCGGGCTTACGCATCTTCTCGCCGCTACCAGCTTTGATGCGCTTACGTTTCTTTGCAATATTTCCGTATAATGAATTTACCATAGATTATCTCCTATTTTTCAATTTTCTTTAGCTTCTCTATTGATCTCATTCCGCCTAATCCGAGCATTCCCATCATCACAGTCATAAGTGAACCCATATCAAACTCTGGCAGCTCTGGTATGTCAACACCAGCAGCAGTTACACCAAATACAATCAATGGCTGCAGAACAAAGTGATAAGCAAAAGCTACGCCACATACCCAACCTATGAATGGACGCCATCCACCTTTGAATAGTGAGCCAGACGCGGCTTCTGCTTTGTTTATCTCAAGCTGACCCATCAAGGCTTGTTGGGCATGGTTATCTGACATTGTGGCTATTTCGTGAGCCAATGCAGCCTTTTGATCTTTATCTTCAATTACCTTATCTAACAGTCCAGTTACTGGGCCTATTAAATTATTTACGAGACTCATCATTTTGTTTACCTTTCGCTAATGCGTTAGCACCAAAGAATACGCTCACTATGCCTGCAACAGACACAAAGTAAATGCTTGCCATCGAGCCTAATATCTTGGCGGCTTCTGTTAAACCAAATACATCTGCTAAAATGACTGCAAAGGGGTATAAGAGCATCCCTGACAGGGCGTACCACGTCATTCTGCGTTGTGCATCACGTTGGGCGTCTTCATCCTGCATTCGTAAACGCCTATCTTCCAGAGCCATGCGATCCCACTCGGCTTGGTCTATTGACCCGTTCCCATCCACGTCAAATTTTTTAAACTCATCCATATTTTCACCTAATCTGCTAATGGGTTATCCAATGCTCTTTGTAATTTATCCATCAATCTTTCTTCCAGCTCTTTCATTTCGCCGCTTTGAGAAACCCTAACACGTTCTCTCTGATTTTCAAAGCGCACCTCAGCCTTGTCGATCATCTCCCTAACATTGTCCTCAGATTTTCGCACCATGTCCTCAACTCTGTCAGCTTGGCGCTCTATGCTTAAAATATCATCGCGCAGTCCAGTTTTAATCTCGCGTGTGTAATCCATAGTTTGCTGAATGTTAGCGTCCATCAATTCCATCTGGGTTTGGTATTCGTTTAAGTCAAGCCCGGCAACCTCTTCGATCTTTTGCCACATTAGCAAACCGCCATATAGGCCAGACCCCACTGTAGACAGGAATGCAAATATTGCTAGTATAGAGCCAGCCGTCAGCTTCATGCCACCAGCTTTAATCTGGCGGTCTGCTAAGCCATCAATACCATCCGCTATCTTTGTTGTATCCATTATTCTACAAAGTCCATCTCATTGCCCTTTGCTTGCAGGGTTTTAAGTTGCTCTAGCTCATCACGTAACATTTGTATCTCAAGCCTACGCTGGGCTAACTCTACTTGGTATAGGTCATCACAGTTAATTCTAGATTTGGGCTTATCAAGAGGTATAACTATGCGGGCATATACTCCAATATCTTTTGCCCTATCAATTGTGTCAAAGCTAGATAAAACGCCAGTGACGCCATACTCAAGGTTTATTCCGCCGCCAACTGCATTACTGCAATCAAGATTGCCTGCGCGAAACCTGTCACTCTGGTAGTTCATTGGTGGATTTGGCAGTGATAAGCTAAGGTTACTGCTTTCAGCTAACGCAGCGCCACCAATTATGGATAAAACAAACGCTAATTTCATTTAGCTTTCTCCATAACTTTAGAGCATATTCTTGATGATATTAATGGGCTTGAGCTGCGTGGCTTCACCACCTTTGATATTGTGCATAGGTACAATGGATTACCCAAATCTGATCTTCGGATATACACCTCAAAATCTTTACGCTCTTTATAATCAACTTTCATAATTCTATATGTAGTTGAAAATGGCACACTGTTAAAGCCCAAGTCAAACAGCTCTACCTGATAGTATTTGACGTCTTGTCGTTGGTTGAATAGAGACATTTCAACTTTAGCCACACCGTAAACGTGTGACGGCTTGAGTTTTGGATAGGCGGGCGTCATCTCATGTGCATGAGCTATAGACGCCAAGCCTATGAATAATATGGATAGTTTATTTAGCAATGCATTCTGCTTGCACTACAGCCGTATATGTACCGCCAGTAAATGGCTTGGAAGCTGCATATGTTGCAGTGCTTGACGTGCTGAACCACGTCGATCCCGCAACTGTTAAATCAAACACGGTAGTATTGTCATACACAATCTTAGCGCTATCATACCCAGACATACCTGCATCTGATGTTTTAGATACAGATGTAGAACCCGTCCAAGCTACGCTATCTGTCAAAGCAGGCGACGAGCTAAATGAGCTAGGGTGTGTAATGTTTGCCGTGTAGTAATCAGCTATTGCCACATCAAATCTAACTACAGGTAAAACGCCGCCATCACTTGGGGATGTACTTAGTGTACTTGCAGTTGGGTTGCCATAAACGCCAGATTTATCAGTTTGTATAACGCACTTTGCTTCCACGTTACCTACTATATCCACACTACCAGCAAGAGCTGGTGAAGCTAGTGCGATAAGTGGTATTGCTAAATATTTCATATTAACCTCACTTGTTGTATTGCATGTCTACCATTTGCTCATGCAGGATTTGTTGCGCAAAATTATTTCGTAACCCATTTTTATTATCGGGCATGTTGCCGCCATCTAATGCAGCCACGTCATCATATATACCACCATTTATTGCAGAATTATAGTACATAGCTATATTCGTTTGCTGGTTCATTTGATTGATAATGTTTGACTGACCTTGCGTTTTAAATAACGTGAGGGCATTTTCGGATGCTATCAAGCCAAGCTCAATGCGTGTTTCTTTTTCTTCATTATCATCCTCAGATATAACATTGCCATCTTCATCGTATTTATAATCTTGCTCAGTGTCTATTGCGTCTAACACGGCGTCATCTTCCAGAGCTGCGTATACTTCAACTTCTGGCACTTCTGGCACTGGCTTGATGTATCCGGGGCATGATGGGTTTAACTGCGGGTCAAAACATGCGTCCACTCTAAAATTATATATTACCACGGCGTCTTCTATCGATCCCTCACCCTCAACAGTGATTGACCCATCGCCCCAGTTTTCAATAGGTATATTTGGT